CTCTCGACTATTATTAAAATCAAGAGGAAAAGCAAGACCATCAGGGGTGGGGCACCATTCTTCATCAAAACTTAAAAAGTACTTACGAAGATGTAAGTATTCTATTCCTCTAAAGGTGCTAACAGTTAAACGTACTTGTAGCTCTTTAGCTTCGTCATGATGAATAATTCGTTGGTATTCTGGAGGNGATGCATATAGTTCCATGCTAGCCCCCGTTTTTTAAAATAGAAGCTAAGGGAACCACACTCGTTACATTTTTTGGCTTTAGTAGCCTAAAAGAGTCTGTGTCCCAACAAAATAGCAATAAAGTCTCAGGGGTTGGTTTTGCACGGTTCTTTTTACCCTGAATATAAGGCGTAGAAAAGTCCAACGTGCAAACATTGTACTTTAATTTATTACTATTTTCACTTCTGTAGGTAATTACGGCATCACCGTATAAATTCACAAGGTCTGCTAGTTCTTCTTTTTTCACACATACTCCTTAGGTTAGCAGGTTAGTAAAATCTTTTACTGTCCAACATCTAAGGAAGGGGAGAAGGGGCAATAAGCCCCTGGAATTAGCTATTTACTGCTGTGAGTACTCCTGTGAAGTACATTGCTGCTTTACCTGTCAGTTTGTCAAGAATCTCTTGGTCAACTTCCTGACCTGCATCAGAGATTGCAGCAGATAAACTTTCAATAGCAGCAGCTTTTGATACTCGCCCGCCGCTACCACCACTCGGCGTAGCTTTGCTGCCACCAGAAGCGGGGGCTTTCTTTACATAGACACCGGCTTTTGTCAAGATCATACGAACACCGTTAGGAGATTCTTCATGCTCTTCTGCAATGTCTTTGACGATTTCCATACTGTTTTCGGGGGTAGGGTCAGCGGCTTCGTAAGCTTCAATTACTGCTGCTTTCTTTTCATCATCCCATGCCATTTTTCTTTTCCTTCTTTGTTGTGATTGAGTAGCCCCAGGACAGTTTCCTGTGGCCGTTAGTTGTTGTTGATAAAATCTTTGGCCCATTAAAGCTCTTTTACCATGCCGATATAAACTACAGTAATTGCGGCAATGGTACAGAACAAGAACCATCCTGCTAAAAATTCCATTTATAACTCTCCTATCAATTTATACAGATATTATACTACCATGAGAAGTAAAAGTCAAGAAGTATTTTTAGATACGTGATAAGTCCACACCATACTCTTGAAGGTGGGTGAGCTTGCCTAAATCATATGCAAGCTGTGTAGCCGTAAAACCAGCGCCTTGTGCAGTAGTCCATCGATCGCTGTAATCATCAGTAATTTTCTCAATTACCCAGATATTGTATGCTTTAGTACCGTACTTCTTTTCATAGTTTATGTCGGACATTCCAGCTTTCTCAGCTTGATAATCTACTGATAGTTCCTGTTTAATTATGGCAGGGCCATGGTATTTAGCCGACCATACTATCTCTCCATTAACAAAATCTTCAGCAACGCACTCCTCCGGGAGATAGTCGTATGTTCCTTCTCCTTTTTGGGGAACTCCTGTACGCTCGATGATGGACTTAACAAATCCAGATGACCTGTATAACCCCGCTGCGATTTCTGAGATTGTGTCGCCGGATAAGAATCGAGTAACCGCATCTGCCACTTCGTCTCTTGTAGCGGCTTTGCCTTTGTTCTGACTTTTTCTTTTTGAACGATACGCCTGCGTCTCTTCAAAGTCATCAATTATTCTCTGAAGCCTGGTTGTATTGTATGCTATATTCAGGATACCACAGGCTTCCTTCTTTGTTATAGGACTGTTGCCACTCAGAAGATCTATTACTTTCCGTATATTCGTATCGGATAAGTTCTCTGACTCTTTTTTCTTGATTCTTCTCAATTTTTGTTATCTCCCTGTTTAAATACCATACAGCTTTACTTAAGTCTTCTACTGGGTCTTGACTTTTTACCCCAGCTCTCCAAATATACTTCATTGCATTTCCGAGACAAAAACTCATGTGCTCTGTAATTTGAATACACTCTACCCCGCTAGCATGAGCACGGTAGTGGGGAGGAAAATTTACTTTATCTATCATTGATTATGCTCCGGTGCTTGCTGTTGTGTGCGCGCATCTATGTAGTATTGAGCTTTCTCTCTACTAGTAAGTCGTGCTACATCTTGAATTTTTCCGTCGGGTCTTTGCTCTACTACTCTGTACTCTCTTTCGTTTTGAGCATAAAATACTTCTACAATCTTAAAAGTACTCACGCTTCGCTCTCCAGATCCCACACACCTCTCCTGTTCTCTACTGGGGTAGGCTTGACTCGCTGTACCCAAAAGCCTACTTTTTTCATTTAAAAAGCTCCTGTAGCTCTTCTTCTCGCTCTTCGCCCGAGAGTTTACGGTAAGTATGATACTCTTTACAAACGTCTTCAAAGGTATGCCACATATTTTCAAACTTGATTTCGTACAATTCCTTTATAGCAAAATACTTGTTCATAAGGGCATCCGCTAATGCAGGCTCCATACTTTCCCATCTAGCATCTTCTATAAAATATTTGGTTACTCTCTCAACATCATCGGTAACATTTGCAAACTGTAGCATCTCTTGTTCTAAATCTAATATTTTCATTTTGCTACTCCAAAATAACTTAGTGTAGTTCTAAATGCATCTAGGTACTTCGTAATTTCCGCCAAATCTTCCTCTTTATTGGTAGAAAATATAGCTGTACCAACGCCCTCTTTGTTGCGTTTTAACTCGTTTTCCATATCAGCAATTGCTTGCCTTAGTTTTTCTACAATTAAAAAATCAGCAGTATCAGAATTAATATCAATTTCAACTTTCATTTCGCTGTGATCCTCGTTTCGTAATCTGCGAGAGAATCATCCCACCATGAGGGGGCAGATCTCCCAGTCCAACTGGCAAAAGTAGCCTTGTCGAGATGATAGTAGTCACGATAAGACTGTATAGGATTGTCATAGTCTTTGAGCACGTCTGGCATTGCCAATCCGAAAGTGGTAAATCCAAGTCTTTCCATTTTGACAATATCGGGTAGTTCGTTGATGACTGTGACTGATTTGTGTTGCTTCCCATACCTATAGCGATACTCCTCTCCTAACGCATTGCCATAGCAGTGTGTCCACTCATAATTATCCAAAGAACTACGTGCCCATATAGTACAAGGATGATTGTACATCATAGGCAAGTAGGGAGTGAGTGGTCTGCTTTCAGGCGGTAAGTGTTTAATCTCTTTCTTCAAAGAGTTAAGATAGTCGGACTCTTCTTTGTTCAAGGCCCGAGGTATAAATCCTAGATGCACGTCGATCCAGACAGCAGTACAGCATATCTGGGCTACTTCCAACGGCATTTTCACAATATGTTTGTCAACGTGAGCTTCTGCACACTTGTCCAAGTCTTCGTCAAGATAAAAAAGATTCATACTACCTCCAGTTAGCATATATTATACACTAACTAGTAATAAAAGTCAAGAGATATTTTCAAGTCGTGTCATCAATCTTTCTGCTCGATTTGTAACTTGTCGGTACCATAAAGAGTCTCGGCCCTCTGCCGCAGCCTCTTTCCACTTTCCTTGAGATAGCATATTCTTCATATTCATGAACTTTGATAGGCGCGTAGCTCCTAAATTAAAAGCCATGTTTACTAGAATTAGTTGGACCTCTTCCGGCCAATTGTGCCACTGCCCATAAAGTCGTTCGCAGTCCTTAAGGGCACAGTCAATGTCTCTATCGAAGAGCTCTCGGGATCGTTCTGCCGTAATGGGAGTCCCGGTAGGTTTTCCAAACTCTTCATCTTCTGGTGTGACCAAGTGTCCAATACCGATAGTAGGGTAGCCCAAGTGATCTTCATAAACTTCCAACACTTCTCCTTCGTCTTCTTTAATTTCTTCATATAATTTATCTCGATTCATTTCTTACTCCTATAATCCGCAATTGCGGCTTTAATCGCATCTTCGGCCAACACGCTACAATGTATTTTTACTGGCGGAAGTGATAGTTCTTGAGCAATTTGGACATTGCTGATCTTTCCCGCTTCGTCAAGGGACTTTCCTCTAACCCATTCTGTGAGTAGTGATGAAGAAGCAATAGCACTGCCGCATCCGTAAGTTTTGAATTTAGCATCTTCAATAATTCCGTCGGGCGATACTCGGATTTGAAGTTGCATGACGTCTCCACACGCTGGAGCACCTGTGAGGCCTGTTCCGACATCTTCATCATTTTTGTCAAGTTTTCCGACATTCCTGGGATTTTCATAATGATCTAATACCTTATCTGAGTACATATTATCTCCTTGGAGGCTTTATCTTTACTACTTCACCTAGTAGTAAATCACTTGCTTTATCCTCCCATACATTTGGTAGAAGTCCGTGTACGAGCAGTATAAATGCTACTTTCCAGGCTCCTAACAAATGTTCGAAGTATCCTTTATTTGTTTCTTTTAGATGACTGTTTATCACCATACCACATTCCTCCTGCTATTAATAGCCCCGCTATGATTGAAAATAATATTACTGTATCTTCTGGTGTCAAAATTCACCCTCTACGGCTTTTTGAGATACTACAAAGGTAAAGCCTCCTGCTACCATAGGCAGCATCATTATACAAAATATTCCTACTAATTCCATTACCATACCTCGCATTTTTTAAGAGAAGGTGCGTTTTGATGAATAACGTCACACTTTCTTTCTTGTGGGCTACAAGTAACCATAGATG